CGCTAGGCTTGATGGCGACTGGGAATCCAGTTGCAAGCATAGTCGCGATTTCAGTCGCTTGATCTTCAGCTTGATCGCCAGAGGCTGCGTTTGGATCTTGGAAGAGTCTGCGGACCAGCGAGGGATCATCTTGTTCAAGCACTGACTTTACCAGTTCGCCTTGGTTAATGAAAGGATTATTTTGGAACATCTGCATCCTTGATACAGATTTCTGCAACGCGAACTGGCGGTTAATAAAGTCAAGTCCACCCTTCGGTTCAATCGAATACTCATCGTGGATACCATCTGGAGGCATCGCACCAGTTTCTTCCGCATAGCGGTACATCAAATCTTTCTTGTTGTACTGCGTGTAAAGCGACCAGCACTGTTTGAAGAGATGGGCTAGGCCCATCCTAAACATACGATTGCGTAAATCGCCAGACGCTGCTGCTTGCGACTGCAACGCTTGGATCTCGGTGGCAGTCTTACGATCCGACACCTGGAACTGCGAGCCAGCACCAAAGTCTGGATTGCCCATCCGCTGTTCGGAAAGCAAACGCTCTTCGAGCATCAGTTTCTGGAAGTCAAATGGAGGCTGGCTAAACTGAACTGGCTTCAAGCCTTGTGGCAGAATCTGCCCAGGCTGCATCTTCAAGTTCGATGTGTTTAGCGAGATAGGATTCTGTGCTTCGAAAACGGGGCGGTTGGCAAGTTCCACGTAGTCGCTCAAAGAATTTTTGAGCTTATTTAAGAGGTTCTCATTCGGGAGGAGGATCTCGGCCACACCTCTTGGACTGTACCAACCGCCGCCCGTAACTTCATACGGGAAATCTACGAAAGGTGGTTCGCCGTGACGATACGGCAAAATAAATGGTTTGCGTACATCTTCGGTTAAAACAAGCGGACTATAAGTTTCGACCTTCCATCCATCCTCGGACGGAGTGTACATTTCCCAAAGGACAATACGGTCGTTCTCAGCTTCTTGAGTAATTCCTTCACGCCTGTAAATCTCGTCTTGAATCTCACTTCGTAAGCCCACTGATTTCGAGGGTTTACCCGAAATTGTTTTGATAAAGTCCTCATCCTGCTTGTACAAGGGATTTGCCTTATAGGAATCGACACTCGTTGAGATGATGTGAACGATGAAGTCTGCATCTTTGAACTCCTTGGTGTAGGAAGGAACGATGATATGGAAAGGATCAATTGCCTCAAACTCAATGCGCTTCTTGTCCTCATTCCAGATTACCTTTGACACGCCACGCCCATAGAGAAGCAAGTTGTCAATTACGGAAACAATCTCTTTCTGGAAGTTTGTCTTCTCCCGCATATTGTAATCAAACCAACGCTCGGCTGAGACTGTCAGCGGGGCTAACTGCTGGCGCATCGGTACGAAGCTGGAAAGGATGTCGTTGCCAATCGCGCTGTTGACGAATGAAGGCTTTAGCTTCTCAATTGCTGTGTCAATTAGCTGAACGTGCAGGTCGGCGGCTGTAGGCCAAGGCTTGACCTTACGGCGTACACCAAAGTAGCGAGCTTGATAGAACAACCGCTGGCGATTCTCCCAAGTCTCGCGCTGGTTAAGAGCCTCGATGATTCTGGTGTAATAATCTGTGCGGCGTGTATCTTTGGCGTTCATTTGTTGCGCTCCACTTTAAGTTCGTAAGAAAGATCGTTGACTGCATTCAAGGCTTTCCTCGCCCACTCGCGTGTGCCAGGTGTACCCCTGCGAATCTCGTTATAGTTTTGGTCTTTCATTAACTCTTCAACTATTCCCGTTGTGTGGGTTACTGGTGTCGTTGTTGCGCAACCACCAAGACTCACTACGCAGATCACGCTCAATAGCTTCGCGATTGCTTTTCCATTCACCCTCAATGTTGTTAACCCGCTTCTCACGCCACGCTGGGATGAGGCGAAGGATTGATGCGATGAGATTAAATATCGCACCGATCACTTAATGTTATTTAATGTTCAGCCCAATCGTCTTTAGAAAATTAACGATCTTTTCCAAGAACGAATCGTCTGCTGGTGTCGGTGTAAGTTTAACAATGATGCGAGCAGCGAGAACGATGCCACCAACAGCGGCTACGATCTCTTGCCAATTTGCAGTAATCCAATTCCATATGTTCATAGTTTTATCCTCCTGCGTCAAATCCAGCCATAACGGGGTCGTGTGCCACCATTAAGTCTTGAAGTGACTTCCAAGTTGGACGTTCTATCTGAAATGTCAAGTCAAGACCGACATTTGAGCTACTGAGGCACAAGGCCAGCGCGTCAGCCCTATCGGGTGAGGCTATGCCTCTGGCACGCATCGAGTCCTTGGACTCCACGCCAAGTTTGCCCTTGCTGTTGGTGATTGTACGCCTGCAAGTCAACTGCGCTGTCAAGTCCTCATCCTCTGGCAGTATGATCTCAGCATCCTCAATCTTCTTTGCCATCCCATACCACATCTCAGCAGACCGATTGGTGTAGGCGTTGTTGTCGTATGCCGTAGCCCCAAAGTTCACGCGATTGACTACCCAGCCCGACTCAGCCAAGGCATCGCACATAACCATCCCCATACCGCTTGCGTCAGCGTAGATGTTGTTTGCTTCCAGCCCAGCCTTCTTAAACTCGACTATAAACCTGCCTACGGCTGCCATCGTGTCTTTCTCGCGCCAAGCAATCATAGGCAGAATCTTGTTGCCATCGCTTATGCAGATCACGTTCTGATCGCCACCCGCCGCAAAGTCCACGCCTGCTATGCGTACACCTGGCTTGAATCGGGGTGGCGTGTTGTAGCAGTTCTGTAGCTGGGTGAGGTTGATAACTAGGCTTTCCAGCCCTATGTCAACAAACTCGCCGTAGATCATAGATCGGGTTAGCGGGTGCTTCTCGCCGTACCGCTGGATTACCTCATCAATCTGCGCTCTAGTTATGTGTGGGCAGTCAAACGCTGTGACTGCGTGCTTCTGCCACATATTTGCTTCCTTGGTAAACGCTCGATAGAACGCACCGCTAGTCCCGCCTGGGCTGGATGCGATTAGCAAGCGGGTTGGTTGACATCGGCTGATGGCCTCAAACAGCGGGTCGGCTACGGTCTTGGCTTCGTCCACCACCATCAGCAACGGATGGTATTCGTGGTCCTCTGCGTGCCAGCCTTCAGCACGCCCAGGATCAGTCGCTGAGTAGCCTATAATGCGTGATGTGTTGCCGTTGGGGTGGAGGTAGCGGATCTCGCCAGATGTGACCTCCCAAGCACCACCAAGCTTGGCAATGTGATTGCGCAGGCTAGGCCAGAGTTGGCTTTCGACTTGGCGGAAAACGCCTGCCGTAGTTACAGCGATTGAGCGCGGGTAAACGAGCGCGTGCCATATCAAAATAGCCGAAATGACGGTGCTGGTCTTGCCAGAGCCGTTGGCTGCACGCAGGGCTACGCGACAGTCTCTAGGTTCTAAATCGCGTAATACCTTCCTTTGCCAGTCATACAGATTGATGCCCAATACATTAGATGCGAATGCGGAGGGTTTAGAGAGGTCTTCGAGTATCTCTTCTTGACTACGCTTGGGAGGCTTTGGCATGAGTGTAGGTTAAGACCTCTTTTTGTTTTGAGCCACAATAATTTGGGGGGGTATATGCGTATTAAATGGGGGCTGGGGGGTTGGCGGGTGGTGTGGTGGTGGGCGGATACTTAGCAAGGGACTCAGCTCTAGGCTTTCTTTGTCGCATTCGCTTGTGTCGAGGCTTAGGCAAAACATTGGTATTGTCACCTTGACTATCAGCAACTTGTGATATTTGATACAATTTTTTATTGTGCGACATTTGATTTTTTGCATTATCTGTAAGAGGTTTAACATCAATATAGTTATCTTGATTTTTAACCTCTTCTATTTTTTTTGCCTCTGTGATTTTCTTTCTCCCCGCGATGCCCGCGAGAAGTGAGGCTAGATTCCCCGATATTCCATGCGTAACGTCTTGCGTAACATTCAGCCGCGCACTTGGTTGTGCATATCCGTGCGTTCTCTCCAGTATCCAGGCACGCGCCTGCCAACTCTTTTCCCCTGCTAATTCAACGCTGCGAAGTAGTCCCATCTCATGTTCGCGCCTAGCCTTTTTTACAAGCCTTCCGAAGTCTTGGCGTTTACTTATCCACCCTTGCGCAGTGCTAGGGTTTATTCCTATATACTCTGCCGCGCGTTCTAAAGTAAACCCCGCGCGCACCGCATCGATTATCTTCACGCCTAGCTTTTCGTCGTACTGCGTGGGCCTGCCGTTCTTCGCCTTATCGGTTGGCAATTCTATCGCGCCTGGAGATGCGCCTGGTTCATCCATAAGTCATCCTTATACCTTATCTGAAGCGAAAAGAAAGTATTGCTTATTCCGTCCGCTTGTATTAGATTGCTACTTGTCAAAGGAGAATCCGCTAGGAACTCCCAAGGCATAAAAGAAAAAGAAAGGATACACAATATGGGAAATAGAGCAGTCATCACGTTGGCAAAAAAGCCAACCGCAAACTCAGTAGGCATATATCTACATTGGAATGGCGGCGCGGAATCTGTCTTGGCGTTTGCTGAGGCAGCCAAGCACTTCGGTGTGCGTCTCCACGATGAAACTTACGCAACCGCAAGGCTCGCGCAGATCATCGGAAACTTCTTTGGGGGAACTCTCAGCGTTGGAGTTGGAATCCTTCGGCAACTAGATTGCGAAAACTATGACAACGGAACATATAAAGTTTCGTTTGAGGGTGACGCAGTCGTCATTGAGCAATCCAAAGACGGAAAGAAGGATTGGAAGCGATTGGATAATGACCAACTACGGAAGCACGCATATTGGCAAGAGACTGAAGATCAGGAAAACATCCTTGCTACAATCATAGCGAGAAACAAGCCAGCCTTCCAATCAAGCGAGGAGAAAGCAAAATGATTGACCTTACCTTGGCAATCCTATTCCTCTCGCCATGCGTTGTCTTTATGGCGATTGGGTACTTCGGTAAAAACTAAACTAAAAAGAAAAGGAGAACACACACACATGAAAACAGAAGATACGAACAGAATAGCAGAGAAGATAGTGGAAGCACTAGGCAAGGGTGAGATACCATGGCGCAAACCTTGGCGCAGTGTTGCCGCGCATAATGCAATCAGCGGCTCAGAGTATAGAGGGGTAAACGCGCTGGTGTTAAACTTGGCTAGCCACTATCCCGATCCACGTTTCCTAACCTACAAGCAAGCCGCCGCACTTGGCGCGCAAGTAAGGAAAGGTGAGAAGGGTTGGCCTGTAATATTCTATTCCACGATTAAAAAGAGTGGAGAGAGTGAAGGAGGAGAAAGCACAGGAGGAGAGAAGGCGAAAACTTTTCGCTTCATGAAGCACTACACAGTGTTTAATGCTTCTCAGTGTGACGGCATGCCTGAGCGTGAGGCAGCCGCCGCGCCAGTGGCTCAAATTGTGGAAGCTGATGAGATAATCAAACGGATGCCGCGCGCGCCAAAGATAGTCGATGGATCGCGCGCATGCTATATCCCTGGCCAAGATATTGTAAACATGCCGCCCAAAACGGCACATTGGACAAGCGCGAGCGCATACTATGACACAATGTTTCACGAATTGACGCATGCAACGGGCCACGAGTCGCGACTAGAGCGTGATTTGGGCGGAAACTTTGGCAGCGAAAAGTATGCCAAGGAAGAATTAGTCGCTGAGATTGGCGCGCAATTCCTCTGCCAGTCATCGGGCATCAATCGCGCTGAAGTTGAGGAAAACGCTGTTGCCTATTGCCAAAATTGGTCACGCGTTCTAAAGAATGATCCAAAAATGATATTCTACGCTGCTGCCAAGGCGCAAGCGGCTCATGATTTCATCATGGGAAAGGAGAAAAGTTGAAAACCTACCTAGTCGAAGTTTTTGACAAGAAGGATCAATATGGCTGCGGCATGCCTTGCCTACAATTTGAGGCAACATGCAGGCAGGAAGCTTATGAAACTATATTTGAAAGCTTGGGTATCAATATAAGCATGAAGGAGGAAAGCATATGAGCCAGTGTTTCATAGTCATAGATTGCACTGGAAGATATCAGGCGCGCTTTTCATCATACGATGGCGCGATGCGATGGATTAAGCAGGAAGGACTAGATGGAGCAATCATTGTGAAGGATAAATTGCGATGAATCCCCAACTCTATTCCCTTGGGATGCTTCACGGCATTCTCTTAAGCTTGTTCGTGGTGCTGGTATGGCCACGCAATAAGCGCAAATAGTCCCGCCTTGTCTCTCCCTTTAACACGGGGAGAGCAAAGGATGGATTAAACCGATAGGTTTACCCACTCCAAACGGCAGCGCAGTCTTTATTGATTGCGCGAATGAAAGAAAGAAAGAGGATATGAAAATGAAAATGACAGATCAAAATGCGGTGGAGATATTCAAAAAGGGCGGCGTAGTTGCCGCGAGCGATTGGAAGACGGGCAGCGGAAACTTTGTTTCATCGCGTCCTGTACCTCATAAGTGCATTAAAATTGAGGTTACAAAAGAAGATCCTCATTTTTTGACACACGGGCTATGCGGTGAGGCGAGAAAAGCAATTCATAAGCTGTTATTTTTACGCCCTAAAGTGCGCAAACTAATCGTGGTAAAGGATTGGGACGAAGTGAAAGAATTGGCTTGGTATTGCGCGTCCTAATAATCCAAGCAACCCCGCCAAGGGTTCAAACCCCAACGGCTTTTCGCGCTTGCTAACAAACGGCAGCGCAGGCATTCCGTCTTTACAAACGGAAGCATAGCACCCTATAAGGACAACATAAAAATATGACAGAAGATGAAATTATCAAAGCCTACCTTTCGCGCCTGGGTAAGAAAGGCGGGAGCGTTAAGGGTTCGTGCAAAGCTCGCAAGCTTTCGCGGGAGCATTACGCCAGAGTTAGTAAGGCTCAACGGGAGCGTTGGGATAAGTTTCGGCGGGAGCGTCAAACGGAAGCGTAGGCATCCAAGCGGTAGCTTAGATAGTCCTATAAGGGGTATGTAGAACAGCCCTATAAGGGGTGTGTAGAACAGCCCTATAAGGGTGCTATAAACGGCAGCCTAGCGTCCGATACGGCAACAGCAGGCTCGGTTGTCTAGCGGTTCAACCCTAAACTTGGCGTTTAAACTCGATTCTTGGGGTTTTGTTTTACTTCCGCATCTTTTACCATTTTGCCTATCCCGACCCCGTAGCGAGGCTTCTGGGGGGCAAGGAATCGACTTTAAAGCCTTTTTGCTTTTCATGTAACTACCAATTTCGGCAGCTCCAGAAACGTGGGGTTAGCTTGCCAGGAGGCTTGCTGTCACACCCATGCCTAGCCCTAAAGCTCCTACGGCGGTCTGGATTGCTCTTCTTGATGGTCATCTTGGGATCGCCATAGCGAATGGTCTTACTTTCGCCACCTTGGCAAGCGCGTACACGAAATTTCTTCGCTTCTCCTGGTGTTCTAACTGGCCGATTGCAGGGCAATTCTTTCATTATGCTCTTACCACCGTTAGACCCCTAAACTTTAGCCCATTCTTTATTGCAACAGACAAATTTCCGTTTGGCCTGCAGTCTCCAAATGTTTTGAACAAAAAATCTTTTTGCGAATTGTAATGTTTACCAAGCTCAATACAAAATAATTTCATTTCTCTCGCCTTGTTTGCAATAAGGTATTTTTTTCTTTTTATAACGATATTGTCTAAATTTATACTAATTCTAGTATGGCTGCTGAGTCCAGTTACTTTGGCTATTTCTTTCATGGTCATCCCAGATTCATACAGGCTTTTCCATTTTGCAAATAAATGAGAATATTTGCTGGGCTTGCCAGCTTTTCGGCCACCTAGGGCAACATTGTAGGAATTGCCAGACCTTATCCACTCTTCATTTACAATCTGAGCCTCCATATTGTATGCATCATTGGCATTGTCAAAAGTTTTTAGTATTTCTTTACTGAAGTTTTCGTATTTATGCTTTGCAACTGCTTGCACGAATGGCGATTTAATCTTTAATGCCCTTCTTTTTGCCGAAACATCAGACACAACTCCGCACCCTATGTAGTTATTTGGTATTTTTTTGGCCTTGTGAACCCCAACATAAACCTTTCCGTTAACAGCGCATGTTGTTTTATAGACATACCAAAAATAACCAAGGCTATCGCATGTCATCATCTACCTCATCGGTATCCCAAACCTCAGGGCAAGCATCGTGGAGCGACTGGAGTGCCTTCTGGTGGCTCTCAAAGAAGCCTGACAGCCTCTTGACCTGCTCTGTAAGGCTGTTCCATTGCACTTCGAAGACTTCATAGGAGCAGTTGGCATTCATATCGTCTACCAGTTGGCCTAGCAAACGTAACACGCCATGCAACTGTGCATTCTCACGTTGAAGCAGGGCAATGAACTTGTGCGCTACCTTCAACTGCTCTCTATCGTGGTTCAAACCCGCCCTTCTTCGCTTTCATCATGCGCCACACCTTGGGGCTGATGGTGCTTTTAGATTTAGGACGGCTAGTGCCAGCCTTACGACGGGCGTTAATGTTTGCATATAGACCTGGCTTTGAGTTGTTCATTTGCTTAATATACCACGCCAATGGTTGTTTCCAAAGGCACTAGAAATCTAGCAATCTATCTAAACTGTCGGAACTCATCTTGTTTCGTGGATGCAATTGCTTTTCTAAAATCTTAGCCATCCCAGCGAGCAGCGTCCTCAGATCGCGCTTTGGCCAACCTTTTTGAAGGCCAGAATATCTGGCATACGAAAGCAGCCTCCAAACAGTTTTAGGCATAGTGGACTGGTATTCGGCCTGCAAGTCTGACTCTACAAAAATATACCCTCCCATCCTCATTTGGCTTCCGTCTCCATATCCCCATAAACCTCGCAATCCCAAACTGCGCCTACTATGCTTCCATCAAACAGCCTTTCAACAGCCTCAACCCACCCACCAACCTCGCAATCCTCCTTGATTTTGGCCACTATTTCGGCTGGGACTAGCTCTATTTCCCTCTCATCGTTATCTGTAAACGACTTATCAATTTCTGGGACAGCTGGGACAGGTTTTCGCAACCCTATTTCACCCACGGGTGTATTACATAACGTATCTTTATTAGATACTATAAACTTTTCAAGCAGTGCGCGTAGGTTATAAAAAGGTGTCCCAATTGTCCCAGAATCCGCTTTCTTATCCCTTTTAGGACATGAAAACGGCTTAATGGCGATATATGACTTTGGCTTGGCAACGACCCCATCTCCAACCAGCTTGGCTATCATGGCTCGATGCGCCCTATCCCCGCGATACTTGGCACACCCGAACCTGCCGTCTTTGTATATGTATAGGTGTTCCTTGCGGTTGTCCTGCCCAAGCGCGGCACAAGCTGGACAGCCAGCCTTGATCCCGCCATCTGCCGCATTCTTCACGTTATGCAACTTTGATATGTCTAGGCTCAAAACTCATCCCTCCTATGGCTTGCTCTGGATTGCCCCTGAACTGCCACATTCTTAAACCCTCTTGCATTCTTACCGCTTGGAGCCACAACCGAGTGACTCTGGGTTGCGCCGTGTATGGCATACATCTGCTCATTGATGACCTTCTGGAGTCTAGCAAGCTCCATTGCAACCCACCTACGCTCCGCGCAATACTCTCCGTATAGGGTGATAAGCTCCTCATTGGTTATCTCAAATCCCTTGGCCTTTGTTACCTTTTCCTTGATGAAGTTTGTGACGCTGTC